CAGCGGCTAGGCTGGGAATTTGGCGAACTACTTGGTATACGTGCGTCTTGCTGCGATTCAGCGTACGTCAGCGGAGTAGAACTTGTACTGCATGGTGACTATGACGGCAAGGTGTACAAGCAGGAATCCGGCAAAAGTTTTAATGGCGCTGATATAACTGCTATCTACACTACTCCGTACTTTGATTTTGGCGACACAGAAACGCGCAAAGTATTTAGAAAGGTAAATACATTTGTGCGCGCCGAAGGCCCAATGACCATGAATATGTCCATTACATACGATTGGGACGATCCTAGAGTCACTAGACCATCTACCTATACCCAAGATTCAGCAGGCGCCCCAGTAAAGTACAACTGGTATACAGGGATTGTTTACGGAGGCACAAACGTAAACTATGGCGGCACAGACAAACCGATTATTATTACGTCCATTCAAGGTAGTGGATACGCTGTCCAGCTTACGTACGTGACGCTTGGTGTGTTTGATCCGTATTCTATTCAAGGAATGGTTTTTGAGTTTTCTGTGGCGGGCAGAAGATAACGTAAAAAGGAATTACTAATGGCCGGATACACTAGACAATCAGTAGCTGATATCATCAACGGCGCAAATATTACTGCGCCGCCGCTCAATTCTGAATTCAATCAGTTGCAAACAGCCTTTGCGGCCAGTACGGGGCATTCACATGACGGTACTACAGGCAATGCGCCCCCAATCAATCTGGCTACTTCTGTAAGTGGGTACTTGCTTGCGGCCAATGGGGGGTCAGGCGGCTTAAATAATCTTACAGCAACTGCCAATCCTACTATTACAAATGATGCAGGGTCAGGTTATGCAGTAGGATCTGTATGGATCAATACCAGTACAGATGATTGCTTTGTCTGTACGGATGCTACAGCAGGGGCTGCCATCTGGCAGAAGACTGTATTTGAATACGCTAACTCCATTAAGCCTTTAGCCACTAATACAGTTGACCTTGGTACCTCCAGCCTTAAATACAAAGACCTTTATATTGACGGTACAGGATATCTTGACGCTTTAAGTGTGTCTGGTGCATCTACATTTACTGGGACAGTGACTACTGGCAATATTAGCCAGACTTCTGGTACAGCTACTTTTGCGACAGTAGATGTAAATGGTGGCGTAATTGATGGTACGGCCATTGGCGCAACAACGCCTAGCACGGTTGTAGGTACGACCATTACAGCCAATACTGGTTTTACCGGAAATCTTACCGGAAATGTCACGTACGTTTCTGGCACACCTACTTCCACATTCTACAACGTAACCGTCAATGGCACGCTGAATGCGCCCAACAGTAATATTACTGGGAACATTACGGCTACCACAGGTACATCCACATTCAACAATCTAACGATTACTGGCACGTTGGACATGGACGCCAGTACGGCGTCAACGATTACTGGACTAAGTGCGCCAACCAGCAGTACAGATGCGGCTACAAAAGCCTATGTAGATACTAGCATTTCAAATCTTATTGATTCGGCGCCGGGCGCACTAGATACGCTCAATGAGTTGGCGGCGGCCTTAAATGATGATGCCACCTTTTACGATAAGGTAGTACTGAAAACTGGCAGCACCATGACCGGAACCTTGGACATGGGCGCCCAAAAGATTACTACTACATACACGCCAACCAATGGAGTAGACCTAACCACCAAAACTTATACAGATGCTACATTCTTGAAGTTGGTAGGCGGCACAATGACGGGCGGCATTACAATGGGGTCTAATGTAATTACGGCCACATATACGCCGACTAACACGGGCGACCTGACTACAAAGACGTATGTAGATTCTATATTGGGTTCTGGGACGGCTGCGTCTGCATCTGCGGCGGCAGCGGCAGTATCTGAGGCTAATGCAGCCACATCCGAATCTAATGCAGCCACATCCGAATCTAATGCATCTACGTCTGAGACTAATGCCGCCACATCCGAATCTAATGCGGCTACATCGGCGTCTAATGCTTCTACATCGGCCACCAACGCCGCTTCTTCAGAAAGTAATGCTTTAACCTACAAGAATGCCGCAGAAGCCGCCTACGACAGTTTTGACGATAGATACTTGGGCGCCAAGGCGTCTGCGCCATCCTTAGACAATGATGGCAATGCGCTAATAGATGGTGCCTTGTATTGGGACACCACGCTTAATGCCATGCGCGTATACGACTTAGGCGGCGCGGCATGGGCTACTATTGCGGATGCAGGCGATGTAGCTATTGTGGCGACTAACATTACAGACGTAAATAATTTTGCGGCGCGTTATCGGATTGGTTCGGCTGATCCTACTACATCTTTGGATGCTGGCGATTTGTTTTATAATACGACTAGTACACAGCTAAAGGTTTATAATGGGTCCGTATGGGAAGTAGGTGTGTCGGCAGGATCTGGTACATTACAGGTCGCAAATAATTTAAGTGATGTGGCCAATGTGGCTACGGCTCGCACAAATTTAGATGTAGATCAAGCTGGGACGGCCCTAGCCCTTTCTATAGCATTAGGATAAATACGGTAAACTATGGCAAATACATTTAAAAATTCGGTCACTGCGTCTGTAGGTACATCAGCGACTGATGTATATACTGCGCCTGCCTTAACCACAACTACTGTGATTGGCGCAGCCGTATCTAATCGGACAGCATCATCTATAAATATTGATGCGACTGTTACGGATACAAGCGGCAGTGTTACGGCGTACTTGGTAAAGGCGGCGCCTGTGACTGCAGGAAGTGCGCTTGTACTAATTGGCGGCGATCAGAAAGTAGTGCTGGAAACTGGCGATAAGATTACGGTGACTAGCGATACGGCGTCATCGGCGGACGTAGTAATTTCAGTACTGGAGCAAACCTAATGATTTACATCGGAAGACAACCTGCGGCTGCTCCAATCACGTCTGCAGACATTGCAAATGACACTATTGTAAATGATGATATTGCGGCAAATGCTGCTATCGCTCAAAGTAAATTAAATTTGTCTTTGAGTACTTCAGATATTTCTGGGGATGCGGCGGCGCTAGGGTCTGGTGCGTCAGCAGACGGCTACGTATTAACTTCTGATGGTGCTGGAGGTGCTGCGTGGGAGGAAGTCAGTGGAGGAGGTGTAGAAAGTTTTGTGGCAACTGGCTCTATTTCTTCTGGTGATATTGTAGGATTGAGGAGTGATGGAACCGTAGAAGTGATTGCTGATGGTACTGAAACTCTTACGAATTCAGCTGGAACTCCTGTTGTCTTTGAAAATGGTGTTACAAGCTGGATTTCAGCCATATTTGATTCCAATACAAACAAAGTAGTGATTGCTTATAGAGATCAGAGCGCCAATGGTCGTGGAACTGCTGCTGTAGGAACCGTGTCTGGAACTACAATTACTTTTGGAACACCTGTTGTCTTTGAAGATGGTGGTATATACAATACTTCAGCCACATTTGATTCCAATAGTAATAAAGTAGTGATTGCTTATGCAGATGGTGGCAGTTCAGAATATGGAACTGCTGTTGTAGGAACCGTGTCTGGAACTACAATTACTTTTGGAACACCTGTTGTCTTTGAAAGTGCTAATATATCCCATGTTTCAGCCATATTTGATTCTAGTTTGAATAAAGTAGTGATTGCTTATACAGATGGTCTTAATTCAAGTTATGGAACTGCTGTTGTAGGAACCGTGTCTGGAACTTCTATTTCCTTTGGAACTCCTGTTGTCTTTCAAAATGCTACTACAAGCTGGATTTCAGCCACCTTCGATTCCAATACAAACAAAGTAGTAATTGTTTATTATAGTCCTAATTATGGCCTTGCCAAGATTTGTACTATATTTGGAAATTCGATTTCTTTTGGATCACCGGGTGTTTTTAAAAGTAGTGCTAATCTAAGCTATATTTCAGCCACATTTGATTCCAATAGTAATAAAGTAGTGATTGCTTATAGAGACAGCAATAGTTCTAATTATGGAAGAGCCGTTGTAGGAACCGTATCTGGAACTTCGATTTCTTTTGGAACTCATGTTGTTTTTGAAAGTGCTGACAGTACAAACTGGATTTCAGCCACCTTTGATTCCAATACGAATAAAATAGTGATTGCTTATCAAGATGGTGTTAATTCTAATTATGGCACTGCCATTGTTGGTACCGTGTCTGGAACTTCTATTTCCTTTGGAACTTCTGTTGTCTTTGAAAGTGCTAGTACAAACTATACTTCAGCCACATTTGATTCCAGTACGAATAAAGTAGTGATTGCTTATGTAGATGGTGGTAATTCAAGTTATGGAACTGCCTCAGTATTTCAAGCAGAAGGAACTGGTACCACCACCAATGCTGATTCTTGGATTGGCATTGCTGATGGTACTTCTGGTACTGTCAAAATCATAGGGGGTGTGGCTGGAGGACTGACAGGTCTTACTACAGGTGCTACTTATTATGTTAGCTATGATGGAACACTTACTACTACAGAAAATGCTGGGCCACTAGCTGGAACCTATGGAAAGATTGGAAGAGCATTATCTTCTACTAAATTGTTAATCACAGAAGGAAACGCATGAAAACAATCATTCATAACGAATCTAAATTATCAAAATATATTTTTGAAGATTCTGATTCTATTACAATGGAAGCAGACAAAATCATTACACCAAAATTTATTATTGGTGATTTGAACGCTTCTAATTCTACACTAATAGAATTTGTAGAACCTCCAGAAGATTGGGATGGCAACAAATATACTTTTGAAAATGATACATGGACACTAAATGTGGTGCCATAAAAACTTTATTCCTTGCCGCACTAGCTCTATTCGTGGCCCGTTGATGACGCGGGCAATCCTACAGGGGCATCTGTAATTAACGGCTGGCCAGCCATCATATAAGCAATTGTAGAAAAAAAGGTCGTCAGTGCCGGAAAACTTTGTAAATATAATTAGCGATTTAGGCGGCACAATGGCCTCCTTGGCCTTTGCTGGGTATTTGATTGTGTACTTGCTAAAAGGTTTCGCGGAAGAACGAAAAATCCACCTGGACAAGGACAGCCGCAATGATGATGAATTGCGCAATTTGATGCGGGAATCCAATGCGGCCCTTATTTCTACAATGCGCGAAACCAACACTATATTGGCCGAAATGCGCGTAGCTATTTCAGAACTTAAAGAGTCAATACATGGCCAAAATCGCTAAGTTTATTGTACTAGGGGCCGCCTTACTTGCTGCGCCTTACACGTGCGCAATAGCTCCTGTAGGCGCCCTAGCGCAAGCAGTAGAAAATAAGCTACAGCAAAGGGCTTCGTATTCGGCGCTATTCATCGCGCAATGGGTCTACAACTGTACTACGCAAATTGCGCCACGCTTTGGGGCCAACGGCTTTCCGCAACAGCTAGCGCTACAATATGCGGCCCAAGAATGTTCTTGTGTGATTGATAAGTTCATGAATGAATTTAATCAAACAGAAATTATCAACATGACAATGGAAGACCGCAGCGCATTCGGCGATACGTTTGCGCGTCAGTGTTTAGGCGCACAAAACACGCAATCTTAATTAGTTATATAAATAACCAATACTTTTACAAAGGGTACTATTATGGCAAGTACTAGTCAGTCTTCAGGGGGGAACCCCTTTTCCATGACATGGCAGGAATACCTGAAGTTTTTAGAGGATCTTCAAAATCCGCAACAACCTGTTGTACAACCAGAGCCGGAACCTGTTGTACAACCAGAGCCGGAACCTGTTGTACAACCTGGTGCTGTAGATCCCTATCTTGATGACTTGCGCGAATGGTTCAACAACTTGCAGGATCAACAAAATGAACCAGAGCCGGAACCTGTTGTTGATCCTGTTGTTGATCCTGTTGTTGATCCTGTTGTTGATCCTGTTGTACAACCAACACAGACAGTAACTCCGACACCTGCTACACCAGCACTTACAGCAGACCAAGCGGCTCTATTGAACCAGATACCGGTCATTGACTCCAATGTATTTGATATTATGGGGCAGACCGGCTTTATACCGGGCATTAACACCCAGGTAGCTGATATTATGGGGCAGACCAGCCAAATACCGGGCTTAGCTACCTCAGTCGATACTATTGGAGGGCAAACTAGCCAGATACCGGGCTTAGTTACATCCGTTGGTACGATTGGAGAACAGACCAGCCAGATACCGGGCATGGCCACAGACGTTGGTACTATCTTAGGTCAAACCGGACAAATCGGGGATATTGCTACGGACGTTACAGGACTAGGTACATCCCTTGGTACTTTAGGAAATAGATTGGGTGTATCGGCGCCATCCGGCGAAACAGCTACTGTACCTGCCAATCAAAACCTAGCTAGCTATCTGGCAGAACAAATTGACACAGGAACTACTACCACTACAGGTGCTGTAACTAGCGCTCAGTCGGCCCTAGAAGAATTATTGCGCCAGCAGGCAGTCCAGACTCGTACGGATATTCTTGGGCGCTTGGGTACATTTGATGGTGGCGATTTGGCCACGCGCTTAAACGCAGGCTTTACAGGCATTACAGGTGGCGGCACAGACACGCTGCAAAGTTTAGGTACAAGCCTAGGTGATATAGGACAGAATCTAACATCCGGCATTGGTTCGCTTACTGGCGGCCAAACTGACATTTCAGAAGCCCTTTTAGGGCCAACAGGCAGCGGTGGTGGCATTAGTGGCGCCTTGGCGGATCTGGCAGCGTCTACAGGCGAATACCAGACGGGAGCCATACAGGCGCGCAATGATTTACAAAGCGCTGTATTGGGTGGCCAAGAGCGCATATCTGGCGAAATAGATCGCAACGATGTACGCAGTCAACTAAACCAGCTTGCACAGAACGTAAGTAATTTAAGGCAGCCTGCTCAACAGGACTTTGGCGCAGTGGCGCAAGCACTGGCCGCTAATGTTCCGGCTCGAACAAATGCCGACGTAGTACAGCGGGCGCAATTCATTCAATTGATGGACAGCTTGCGTAGCCTAGTAAATAATCCTCAGTCTGGGCTAGATCCTACTGTGCGAGCCACGTACGCCAGCGTAACTAACGCTTTTGGGCCAAACGGCCAGTTCATTGCGCAATCTTCTAATCCTAGCACTGGCGAAATTACGGGGCGCCAAATCACGCCTGATAAACAGTTGCGCGTACAGAAGTTCAATCAAATGGGGCAAGCCACCAGTGCGCCAATTTCCTTTGATATCAATACTTTAATGTCTAGGGCCACAGGGCAGCAAGCACAGGCGCCAATGGCGCAACCGTCCGGCCTAATGAGGCCACAAGGGCCATCTATAACAATGTAATTCTTATACGCATGACCATGACTTTAATACCAGAAAAAATATCTGATACGGGCCTATCCATCATCAAGCGCTTTGAAGGGCTACAGCTAAAAGCGTACAAATGCCCTGCAGGCAAGTACACAATTGGCTGGGGCCACGTTGATAAAGTAAAAGCCTCATCTGTAGCCACTGTCGAAGAATGCGAAGAATTTTTGCGCCAAGACTTGCGGGCCGTACATACAACAATAGATAGGTACGTGACAGTGCCGCTGACCCAAAATCAATATGATGCGTTGGCATCTTTTGTATTTAATTTGGGTGCAGGCAACTTCCTCAAGTCTACGATGCTCAAAAAGCTCAACAGTGGCCGTTATGATGAAGTCCCAGAGCAGATCATGCGCTGGAACAAAGCCCACGTAGAAGGCGAATTAAGGCCATTAAAAGGGCTGACACGCCGCAGGGCAGCCGAAGCGGCCTTATTTTCAATGGATGCTAGGCTAGCGGACGATGGCGGCGATGCAATGGTACAACGGCCAGAAAGAGCGGCGCCCAAGCCACTCAAGCAATCCAAGACGATGGCAGGCGTAGGGCTTGCGGGCCTAGCCACTATCGCACAAGAGCTTGTGCCGCAATTGCAGCAAATTACAGGCAGCATTCCTCCTAATATGGTGGGCGCCCTAGAATATGTTTGTGTGGCCCTGACAGTAGTAGGAGTTTGTTTGGCCGCCTATGCGCGCATACAAGACCATAATGAAGGGGTTCACTAAGGTGTTAAAACTACTAAAGTCTGCTGGCGCACTGCTAGCCACAATAGGCGCGGCCCTACTATTCATGTTTGTACGGAAGTCTGGGCGCCAAGAAATAGAAAATGAATATCTGGCGTCCCAAGTGGAACAAGCTGCGCAGCGCGAAGAAGTAAACAAACAATTACAGGCCAGAAATGCAGAAATTGACGCTAGCGCCCCTGCTACTAAGTCTAAG